GGAAAATGACCCGCTGCTGAAAGGCCGGGTCATCCTGGGCGTGGCTGACCCGGCCATCTTCGACGAGAGCCGGGGCGAGAGCATCGCGGACATGCAGGAGAAAAGTCCGAACTTTCTGCACTGGATGCCCGGCGACCACACCCGTCTGGCGGGAAAGATGCAGTTCCACTACCGGCTGGCTTTCGGCGAAGACGGCAGGCCGATGCTGCAGGTCTTCAACACCTGCAAGCACTTCATCCGCACCATCCCGAACCTCGTCTATGACGAGAGCAATGTGGAGGACATCGACACCACCCAGGAGGACCACATCTACGACGAGTGCCGGTATGTGCTGATGGAGAACCCCATCAGCGCCGCAAAGCACACCCAGCCGCCGCCCATGCTGGACGACCCGCTGGATATGGACCCGAGGAAGGACAAGACGAGGTTTATGAGGATATGAACAGGAACGCGGAAAGGAAAATGGGATGGAATTTGGGAAAAAAGAGCTTGACCTGACAGCAGATGAAAGCCCCGGCGGCGAGAGTCTGGCCGGGGTGCTGGATGGTGAACCAGCGATCGGCGAGAAGGAGATCAGCGAGGCAATGGCCATCCTCGAAAAATACAAGTCGGCCAAAGCCAGTCTCGACAAGCGGATCATCGACAACGAGGAATGGTACAAGCTGGGCCACTGGAAGCAGTATGGCAACCGGGTGATGGAGGGCAAGCGCGCCCCCAGCACGGGGTGGCTGTTCAACTCCATCGCCAACAAACACGCCGACGCCATGGACAACTACCCGGAGCCGAACGTGCTGCCGAGGGCGCAGGACGACGAGGAGACGGCGAGGCTCCTCTCCGACATTCTGCCGGTGGTGCTGGAACAGGCAGACTACGAGAGCGTGTACAGCGACACCTGGTGGCGTAAGCTCAAGCAGGGTACCGGCGTCAAGGGCATTTTCTGGGACCCGGCGCTGCGGGAGGGCCTTGGGGACATTGCCATCCGGAGCATGGACCTTCTGATGCTCTACTGGGAGCCGGGCGTGGAGGACATCCAGGACTCGGCCAACTTCTTCTCGCTGGCGCTGGCCGACAACGACCGTCTGGCGGCCCGGTGGCCTCAGCTCGAGGGCAAGGCGGGCAGCAGCGGCATCACCGTGGGGCAGTACGTCAGTGACCAGAACATCGACACCAGCGAAAAGAGCGTGGTGGTGGACTGGTACTACAAGCGGGAGAAGCCCGGCGGCCAGACCGTGGTGCATTACTGCAAGTTCTGCAACGGCGTGGTGCTCTACGCCAGCGAGAACGACCCGGCGATGGCCGAGACCGGTTTCTATGACCACGGAAAATATCCCTTCGTGTTCGACCCGCTCTTTGTGGAAGAGAACAGCCCGGCGGGCTTTGGGTACATCGACGTGATGAAGGACACGCAGGACGCCATCGACCGGATGACCCAGGCCATGGACGAGAACACGCTGGCGGCGGCCAAGAAGCGATACCTCGTCTCGGACACGGCGGGCGTGAACGAAGACGAGCTGCTGGACACGGCAAAAGACGTGGTACATCTGGTGGGCCGTCTGGATGAGCGGGGCTTTATGGAGCTGGAGACGGCTCCGCTGCCCTCCAACACCATCGCTTACCAGCAGAACCGTGTGGCCGAGCTGAAGGAGATCAGCGGAAACCGGGACGTGAACCAGGGCGGCGCGACCAGCGGCCTGACGGCGGCCTCGGCCATTGCGGCGCTGCAGGAAGCAGGCTCGAAGCTCAGCCGGGATATGCTGAAAAGCTCTTACCGCTCTTTTGCAAAGGAATGCTATTTCATCATCGATTTGATGCGGCAGTTCTACGACGAAGAGCGGGTCTACCGGATCACCGGCCAGCAGGGCAGTACGGAGTACCGGGAGTTCTCGGGACAGATGCTGCGGCCGCAGCCGGTGGAGAGCGTGGGCGGCGTGGAACTGGGCGCCCATGAGCCGGTGTTCGACATCACGGTGAGCGCGGCCAAAAAGAGCACCTTCAGCCGCCTTAGCCAGAACGAGACGGCGAAGGAGTGCTACCAGCTGGGATTCTTTGCCCCGGCCAACGCGGACGCCGCACTGGCGTGTCTGGACATGATGGACTTCGAGGGCATCGAGAAGGTGCGCCAGCGGGTGGCCCAGAACGGCACCCTGTACCAGCAGCTGCAGCAGGCAATGGCACAGATCCAGCAGATGGCGGCTGTCATCGACCAGCAGAACGGCTCGAATCTGAGCGAACAGGCCGGTGCTGCTGCCGCTGCCATGACCGGCGGCGGGGGCGGTGGAGAGACCAGCGCGAAGACAGTGACGAACTCTCTGGGCGGACAGGTGGGCGGCGGAACGAACCCGCTGGCCACGAAGGCTGCCGAGAGGGCGATGAATATCAATGACCCGAATAAGTGAGGAGGTTCTACATGATCAAAATTATTTATGTGGCAGACCCGGAGGGCGGGAAGCTGACGATGAGGGCCGAGGGCCACGCGGGGTATGCCCCGGCGGGACAGGACATCGTATGTGCTGCGGTGAGCTGCCTGATGCAGACGCTGGCGTACAGCGCTGCGGAGGACGAACACACCTCGAGCTGCATCTATCAGGGCAAGGAAGGCCCGGTGTTGAATGTGGAGGCGGGCGACAGCGTCCTCATGCGGGACAAGTTCGAGCTTGTGGCCGACGGTCTGGACCTGCTGGCCGAACAGTACCCGGAGAATGTGAACTTCAAGAAAAGATGCAAGTGCAGCCCGGCGGTGGACTTGCAGCTGTTTGCGGAGGGCGGTGACGGTGCAGCGGCTGCTGGCGGCGATGGTGCCGCCCCTGCGGCGGAAGAAAAGGCTGTGTCTGCCCCCGCCCAGAGCAAGGGCCGGGAGGCTGCTGCCGCTGAGGTGGATGAGATGCTGAGTCCGGCGGAAGAGCCGGACGCGGAGCAAGATGCTGCTGAAGGCGAGGAACAGGACGGTGCGGCAGACAAGAGCGGCACCGACCCGGAGGCACACCGGAAAGCGTTTGGCGAACTGATGCGGGGCGAGTACAACCGGGAGTTTGGCGAGATGATCGTGCAGGCCACCCAGAAAGCCTACGACAGCATCCTGAACGAGCAGGGGCCGGTGGGGCGTATCCTGAACGCTTTGGGCCAGAAGTACGGCACTGCTCCCGGCGACTACGAGGCACTGGCCGCTGCGGTGGAGGGCGGCGTCGTGAAGGACGACGCCTACTACGAAGACATGGCCATGAAGAAGGGCATCAGCGTCCAGCTGGCCAAGGAGATGGACGCGCTGGAAAGCGAGAACGCCAAGCACCGTGCCGCCGAGCAGCAGCGGGCGGAAGCCGCCAAGATGGAAGCCATCCAGCAGGAGTGGGACGCCGCCGTGGAGCGCATCCGGGCCGAAGACCCGGACTTCGACATCAAGACGGCGCTGGCCGACCCGGACTTTGCCCAGATGCTCAAGCTGGGCGTGAAGATGGAGGACGCCTACAAGGCCCGCTACTTTGACGACATCATGGCCCGGAAGACTGCTGAGACCGCCAAGAAGACGGAGAGCGGCGTGGTGGAGCGTATCCGCCAGCGGGGCGCACGGCCCAGCGAGAACGGCACGAACCCCGGCGGCGCGGCGGTGCTGAAGACCGACGTCTCCAAGCTGACGCCTGCCCAGTGCGAAGAGCTGGAACGCCGGGCCATGCGGGGGCAGATCATCACTTTTTAACCGGAAGCTGCCGCTGCCCGGAAGAAAACCTCTCAGCTTTGCAGCCCGCCTGACGGCGGCGCTGCAAAGCAGCTCTCCTAGAAAGGAGAGCCTTTCTCAAAGGAAATGGCGGCTCTCAATAAAGCAAGACACGAAAGGAGAACACAAATGAAAATCCACATGAATCTGCAGCTGTTTGCACAGCCTGCAAACCACACCGGTGCGACTGGCATGAGCGCCGAAATGAAGACCTACTACGAGAAGCGTCTGCTGGACCAGGCAGAGCCGCTGCTGGTGCATGACCAGTTTGGCGACAAGTATCCCATCCCGGCCAACAACGGCAAGACCATCGAGTTCCGTAAGTACGAGAGCCTGCCCAAGGCCACCGAGCCGCTGACCGAGGGCGTGACCCCCAATGCTCAGGCCCTGACCGTCACCCCCATGACCGCCACCGTGAAGCAGTACGGCGGCTGGGCAGCCATCACCGACGTGCTGCAGCTGACTGCCATCGACAACAACATCACTCAGGCGACCAAGGTACTGGCATCTCAGGCGGGCCGTACGCTGGACACCGTGACCCGCGAGGTGCTGGCAGGCGGCACCAACGTCATCTACGCGCCGGCGGGCGACACCGCCGTGACCAGCCGTGCCAATCTGACCACCGCCAGTGTGCTGACGCCCGACCTCATCGACCAGGCGGCCACTGCCCTGAAAGCCCAGAATGCCGACGCCATCGGCGAGAGTTACGTTGCTATCGTCCACCCCTATGTGGCCTATGATCTGCGCCGCAACCCGGAGTGGATCGACGTCCACAAGTATGCTGCCCCTGAGAACATCTACAACGGTGAGATCGGCAAGCTGGCCGGTGTGCGCTTCATCGAGACCAGCGAGGCGAAGATCTGGACCGGCAGCGGCTGCCCGAGCGGTCTGGCCGTGTTTGGCACTCTGGTGCTGGCAGCTCATGCCTATGCTGTGACCGAGGTGGAGGGCGGCGGCTTGCAGCACATCGTCAAGCAGCTGGGTGCGGGCGAAGACCCGCTGAACCAGCGCGCATCCGTGGGCTGGAAGGCCATCAAGACTGCGGAACGTCTGTGTGAGCAGTACATGGTCCGCATCGAGAGCATCAGCCCGAAGTACAGCGCGAAGGCGAAGGCAAACTAAGGAGGAAATACTATGGCTACGAAGAAAGAACCTGCGGCCCAGGCCGTGGAGAACGCGGTGGAGACTGTGGAGAAGACCGAAGCAAAGGCCGAAGAGAAGGACGACGGCATGGTGACTATCCATCTGTTCAAGGATGACGACCGCTATTCGGCACCGGTGTTCGTGGGCGTCAACGGCGACAGCTACCTCATCCAGCGCGGCATGGACGTGAAGGTGCCGAAGGCTGTGGCCGAGGTGCTGGAACACAGCATCAAACAGGACGCCGAAGCGGCCCGGAAGAGTCAGGCCATGCAGGCGGCGGCCGGAACCCAGATGATGACCATTTGATATTTCCCCCGGTACAGCTTGCAGGCGCTTGCTGCGCCGGGGGATTTTGTTTTGCAGCGGAGCCGACCGCCGCCAGCGGCGGAAACAGGGAGGAGCTGTTGG